ACGAAAATTAGTTCGGCATTTAGAAAATAATAAGATACAGACTCGTAATTATTTTGCTGGAAATATTTTAATGCATCCCGGGTATAGCTTTTTGGATGATTACAAGAAGTATCCTGAAGCTAATAAAGTACTTGATAAGGTATTTTTTGTAGGAGCCTCTCCACATTACGGAGAAGAAGTATTTAATTATATTGAAACGGTAGTAAAACAATTCAAATGAATTATATAATATCAGGACAATCAGGATTTATTGGATCAGCTATTACAAATTATTTATTGGCTAGAGGGCAGAATGTGGTTGGGATACAAAGACCGTATTCAATATCTAAATTGAAGCGGGTATTTAAAGAAACCAATCCTGATTACATAGTACATTTAGCAACCTATGGGAATCATTGTCAGCTACAAAGAAAGTTTGGTCAGATGGTAGCAACGAATATTACTGGAACATATAATTTATTGGAAGCAGCTGATGAATGGAATTATAAGGTATTCTATAATGTATCTACATCATCAGTTGGTTTAAAGATTCAGACGTATTATTCAATAACAAAATTATGTGGAGAGATGTTAGCTGGATTATATGATAGGGTTGTGAATGTTAGACCATATTCTGTGTATGGACCTGGTGAAGCTAAACACAGATTCATTCCTAAAATAATGGAGTGTTTAATAACTGGAGAACAATTAACAATAGATGAAAAAGCCACACATGATTGGATATTTATTTCTGATTTTATTGTCGCATTATTTGCTGGAGAAACAGATATAGGAACAGGAGTTAAGTCATCTAATAAAGAAATTGTAGAGATGCTACAACAGATATCAGGTAAGAAGTTAAATTATACGGCCGGAAAGGTTAGAACATATGATAATAATGATTGGGTGGCTAAAAGCGGTGTTTCTCATATAGGTATTTATGAAGGTTTAAAAAGAACGTATGAACACTTTACAAAATAGAGTATTAGAGATTTCAAAGAAATTACAGCTTTCTCATTTAGGGAGTTGTTTAACATCAGTTGATATCATTGATGAAATATATGAACTAAAGGAGGATGATGAGAAGTTTATACTATCCTGTGGACATGCCGGGTTGGCTTTGTATGTTGTTATTGAAAAATATGAAGGTGTAAATGCAGAGGACAGTTTCTTGCTACACGGTACTCATCCAAATAGGTGTGAGAAAAGTAAGATACATTGTTCTACTGGTAGTTTAGGACAGGGATTACCGATTGCTTTAGGAATGGCATTCGCTGATCGTACAAAGAATGTTTATTGTTTGATTTCAGATGGGGAATGTAGTGAAGGAACTATATGGGAAGCGGCTAATGTTATGCAAAAATATGATATAACTAATTTGAAAGTATATCTAAATTTCAATGGCTTTTCAGCATACGATGTTGTTTCAGATCAGTTAATTAAGAAAATGCAATTCATTATGCCATCAATAGAAGTAAGAAAAACCAATGTAGAAGATTATGGGTTAAAAGGATTATCAGCACATTATATAATTTTATAAATAAAAGATATGTTATCAAAACATTTATACAGAGGAATATTACCAAAACTATTAAGGGAGAACCCGAAAGCAAACTACTTGGAGATAGGAGCATTTGATGGGGAGGGTGTTGCTTTGCTTTGTAAGACATTTCCGGATAGAATGTTTTATGCCGTTGATCCCTTTATTGAGGATGGAAATACAGTACATACAACTCATGCGAATAAGGGAGATTCTATATTAAGTATAAAACAAGATTTTTTGTACAATACTCGTGCTTGTAAAAATCTTACGTATTTTGATATGACGTCTGCTAAATTTTTTAATAAAAACCTGTATAATGTATTTTCTATTGATATATTGTTTATAGATGGGGATCATTCATTTAAGGGGATGTCTTTAGATTTATTAATTGCGGCAGCATTTGCAGCAAAAAATCCTATATACGTTGTTGCAGATGATATAGATATGTTAGAAGTTCAACAAGGATTAGAAATTTTTGCACAAAAATATAATATAACACCCACACCAGTACCATTTCATAAATCTGATGTTACAAGGGCTGTGTATTTTTATTTATCACTATAAAAATATGAGAAGGAAATTTGCAGATGATTTGTATAAGTTAATGAAGGATGAAAACATTGTTCTTATTACAGGGGATATGGGATACGGTATGTTTGATAAAATAAGGGATGAATTACCAGAACAATTTATTAATACTGGAGCAGCTGAAATGGCTATGATGGGAATTGCAATAGGATTAGCGTTGGAAGGGAAGATACCCGTTGTTTATTCAATCACTCCATTTTTATTATATAGACCGTTTGAAGCAATTAGAAATTATATTAACCATGAAAGTATCCCTGTTATTATGGTAGGGTCAGGTAGAGATAAGGATTATAGTCAGGCAGGGTTTAGTCATGATGCTTCAGACCATGAAATTTTACGGCAGTTTAAAAATATTCTTTTTATAGTATATAATAAACTGTTTGATTTAAAGAAGATTGTTTATGCTAATCGTCCTGTATACTTAAATTTGAAAAGATGAATGATTCAATACAGACAGTGGTTTTGATATTACGAAGTGGAGGTGTTTACGGTTTTCGTGATGTAGAATTATTATCTTTTCATTTACAAAAGCAATGGCATGGTAGTAAGAAATTACGAATATTATGTTTATTTGATAAAGTAGATGAGACTCGTAAATTAATTAATGTAACGCTTATGCCAATGCAAAATAAGGAGTGGCCGGGATGGTGGAGCAAGATGAACATGTTTTCTCCTGATATGGAGCAGTACCGTCCATTTTTATATATAGATTTGGATATGGCCATAGTAGGGAGTTTGGAAGGGATTTTACCTCCTCCTGGAAGAGAAAATCAGTTTATTACATTAGAAGGGTTTAATGGTAGGGCAAAATATTTACTTTCTGGAATGATGTGGTTACCTGCAAAAAATGATATGATTTCTAAAGTTTGGGAACAATGGATAGAGGATCCAGATTTGGGGATGCAACAATGTAGAGGAGATCAGAATTTTATACAAAATGTGGTAGGAGAGCCGGATGAACGTTGGCAAAATATTACAGATAAAATTTGTAATTTTAAACCACGGAATGGAGTGGCTGTAAAGGGATCAAATTGGTGTCAACGTATTATTGAAGCCGTACCAGATAGTGCCTCAGTGGTATGTTTGCATGGGAAACCAAAAATATTTGATGCTGCAGAAAAGATTAATTGGGTAAAGAAATATATAAATAATGTCTATGATAAACGATAAGTACATGAATATGGTTAAGGATGAACATAAACGATCCTATGCATTATATCAACAAGGTAAGCGCATGGAAAGCGGGTACAGTAATCATCAGCCTGTTTTGATTCATGTTTTAAATACAATAAAAACTGGGAATGTATTGGAGTTTGGTATGGGATGGTGTAGTACACCGTTAATGAGTGTTATTTGTAAGCATCAAAATAGATTTCTATTATCAGTGGAGACAGACCGGAAGTGGTTAGATAAGTTTTTAGATTATGAATCAGGAAAGCATAGATTAACATTAATAACACCAGAGGAGTTGGTATTACAGAGTCATGCGTTGTTTGAGCGGAAATATGCTGTGGCGTTTATAGACGGGGCGGCAAAGTTACGTAGTCCTCTTATGAAAAAGATTAAAGATCAGGTTGATTACTTTGTGGTACATGACACGGGGATAAGGGCAAAGGAAGTTTATAAATTTGATTTTTCCGGATTCAAACACGTATTACATCTTAATGTAGGAGCAATCGTACCAAGAACTTCCGTAGTATCTAACATGAATGAAATTGATGAGAATATATATACTATGAAATCTCTGAAAAAAGAAAGTAAATTATGAATAAAAAGTTACCATCTCCGATATTAGTTGTAGGAGCCGCCCGGTCAGGGACAAGCCTTGTTGCTGGAATTATTAATATGAGTGGAGCATTTGGAGGCGTTATGGCTGGTCCACAGAAGAGTAATCAAAAGGGAATGTTTGAAAATAGTAGAATACGAACTGAGATTGTTAAACCTTACTTGAGAGCGATTGGTGTAGATGCTATGGCTCAATTCCCTTTACCAAACGTGGATAATTTAATGATACCACGTGATTGGCAGCAACGGGTAGAACAAGTAATGATTGAACAGGGATACAAAGATGGAGCGTGGATGTATAAAGGACCGAAGATGTGTTTAATGTGGCCGGTATGGCATTATGCTTTTCCAAACGCTAAGTGGATTATCGTTCGGCGTAGAACTGGGGATATTATTCAGTCCTGTGTTAAGACAGGGTTTATGCGAGCGTTTATGATAGAAGAAACTCGTCGAGCAGTTGGAGCAGATACTGAGGATGAGGGTTGGAAATGGTGGGTTCAACAACATGAAAAACGATTTGTAGAAATGATGACGGAAGGATTAAATTGTAAAGTTGTATGGCCTCACAGAATGGTGGACGGAGATTATCAACAAATGTACGAAACAGTAGATTGGTTAGGTTTAAAGTGGAACAGTGAGATATTGAGTTTTATTGATCCGTTGTTATGGCATAGTAGAAATAAAGAAAAACAAAATGGTATATCTAATAACAGCTAAAGCAGGAGCCGGCAAAACACATTATGCTGAGGCACTGGCTAAGGAATTACAAGAGGAGGGCTATCAGGTTCGAATACTTGACGGAGATACGTTTAGGAAGAAGACTAAGAACAAAGATTATACTGATAAGGGTAGGATAGCAAATTTAATTAAAGCTGCTAGACAGGCAAGAGAATGGGAATGGGATGGTTATATGGTTATATGTGCATTTGTTTCTCCACGGAAAGCATGGCGGGATATGATGCGTTCATTTTGGTTAGAAAGTAGAGTAATATATATACCAGGCGGAACATTGTGGGAAGGAACCACATACGAGAAACCTACTGATGAAGAACTAATTAATATAGGAAGGAGTAAAAAATGGCAAGAACGACTGCTGCAGAAGTTAGGCAAATAATGGATAACCTCACAACGGATGTTATGAGTTCGACGGATGTTGATTCATACATTCTTGGAGCAAATGCTCTGGTAACAAAGATACTTGGAGATGACACCAGTATTGGATCGGTTTTATTGGAGGATATTGAACGTTGGTTTACAGCTCATATGATATCTGTTTCCAGGCATCGAACAACCACGGAAGAAAAGTTAGGCGATGCTACGGTGAAATATACAGGTGTATTCAAAGAACAATTATCTTCAACACCATACGGACAAATGGTATTACAATTAGATATAACAGGCAAAATGGCAAACATTGGTAAAAAAGGAGCTGGAATATATGCCGTAACAAGTTTTGAGTAATGGGAATAGCAGATTTTGTAAGTCGATTATGTGAGCAGGATGCGGTCTACTGGGGTAATCCACAGGATGATGGTAGAGGTGGATATACGTATGATGATCCTGTTGAGATTAAATGTCGTTGGGAAGATAGTAATGAGGTGATTGCAATGGCTGGACAAGGTAGAAAAAGCCGGGAGCTGGTTTCAAAGTCTCAGGTTTGGGTTGTCCAGGATGTGGATGAGGAAGGTTATTTGTATTTGGGGACATTGGATAGTACAGATGCTTTGAGTAGTGCTGAGGAGGCTAATCCAGCAAATGCAGATGAGGCATATAAGATATTGAAGTTTGAAAAGACTCCTGAGCATAGGAGAAGTAATAAGTTTATAAGAAAGGCGTATTTGTAATGGTACAAATAACAGGATTTACGAAAGTTAAAGCTAATCTTAATAAAGCAATATTGAAGATTGAAGCAAAAAGTATGAAGGGTTTGATTGAATCAGCTATTATTATTCGTAGGGATATGGAAAAGACTCCTCCATTGGTTCCTATTGATACTGGTAATTTGAGAGGTAGTTGGTTTACGGAGGCGGTTAAAGTAAAAGGAATGGCAGGTTTGTTGCTTGGTTTTAGTGCTAATTATGCTGTATTTGTTCATGAAATGGTAGATAAAGATGGAACAGTTATTGATTGGAATCGTCCTGGATCTGGTCCAAAGTTTTTTGAACAAGCTTTAACAAGAAATGAAAAATTAATATTACAAACAATAAGAGATAATGCTTATATAAAATGAATAGTCCAAGTGAAGATATAAAAGATATGCTGGTAGCTGATACTGATTTAAGTTTAGTGTTTGCAACTAATTTATTTATTGCAGTGGAGCCAACCATACCCAAAAATTGTGTAACTATATTTGACACATTAGGCAGACCACCACAATTAACTTTAAAAGGAAAAGGAGAAGATTATTTTTACCCAGCTGTTCAAATTAGAGTACGGAATACAAGTTACGTAACAGGATGGGCATTAATACAAAATATAAGAACTTCGTTACATGGCCGGGCACAGAAGACATATAACGGAGCTTGGTACTCAGCAATTTTTTGTTCAAGTGGTCCAGCTATGTTGGACTGGGATGAGAATAGTAGAGTACGGTTTATCATCAACTTCAATATACAGAGAAGATGATGTATTGTTTAATTTAATAATGAAAAGGAGGTAAAACATGAGTGAAGCAGTCACAGGAGTAGGTGCTATATTCCACCGATGGGATGGATTACATACTTGGGCAGCTATTGCAGAAATAAACAACATTGGCGGACCTAGTATGACTAGGGATACCATTGACGCTACTTCATTGGATTCAACCGATGGGTATCGTGAGTTTATTGCTGGCTTTAGAGATGGAGGAACTGTTGTTCTTAATATGAACTTTTGGCGTAATACTTACGCATTATTTAAAGCTGATTTTGAGAGTGACACCCTTGGTAACTATGAGATTATACTACCTGATGATGACACGACTACTTTAGAATTTACGGGCTTGGTAACTGAATTACCGTTGACTATTCCACCGGATGATAAAATCACAGTGGATGTATCAATTAAAATCAGTGGAAAAGTTACGTTGAATTCTGGAGATTTGTCAGCATCGCCAGCATCAGTATAAAAGAAATAATGCTAATCAAGCGTTTTTATTAATCATTTAAAAATTTAAAAAAATGAAAAAAAGTAATGTTCTTTTAACCAGAGAGAATTTATTAAGGAAAGAAGTATTAAAAACTGTTCAAGTAGATTTGGGAGGAAACCAAATTGTGTTTGTTCGTCAAATGACGGGAAGAGAAAGGGAGCAGTTTGAAAACCTATTGGTAAAGAAAATATCAAAAGGTGGAAAAGTTGTAGACTATCAACAGTCAATGGGAGATTTCCGGGCTAAGTTGGCTGTCAATTGTTTATGTGATGAGAAAGGAAAGAATTTAATGCAACCAGGTGATTATGCTACATTAAGTCAAAACATGAGTGCTTCCAAATTGACTAAAATAGCAGATGCAGCCGGTAAGTTAAATGGGATAACAGAAGAGGATAAGGAGGAGTTAGTAAAAAACTCAGACAGCGACCAGGACGTCGCTTCCAGTTCCGCCTCTGTAAAGAATTAGGTTATGCTCATCCAGATTATTTACTGGATGAATTAACGAGTACTCAACTGAGTGAGTGGCAGGCATATGATAGATTGGAACCTATTGGAGAGGAGCGTTGGGAATTTTCAATGGCATCCTTGAGTTCTTTGATTATGAATATTTCACGTGCGGTGTGGGGCAAGAAGGGTGTTGAAATGACTACACCGGATTTATTTATACCGGAGTGGGATAGAGATCCAAATGAAACGCAAGAACAAAGGGTTCCAAAACAGTCGGTGGAACAAATGAAAATGATTTTAGAAACAATTGCAAATACACAAAATAAAAAAGTACAAAAGAAAGAAGAAAGGGAAGCAAAATTTAATAAAGAACCACCAAAGAAATGGAAAGGTAAAAAATGAATTTAGGAGCATTAGTAGCAACATTAGGAGTTAATTCTTCAGGACTTATAAAAGCTCAGAAGGATATGCTGGCATTTGAGAAGAAAACCAATGCCGCATTAACTCGAGTCAATGCAAAGTTAGCTACAACCGGAGCAGCAATGAAAAAGGTTGGCAAGGCTATGACTATGTATTTGACTCTTCCGATGGCTTTAGTCGGAGGAGCTGCGGCTAAAATGTATATGGGTTTTGAAGCTTCAATGTCCAAAATAGTTGGATTGGTAGGTGTTGCCCGTGAGAAAGTTGCTGCATGGAGTGAGGAGATTCTACGTATTGCTCCACAGTTAGGAAAAGCTCCAAAGGAATTAGCTGATGCCATGTTCTTTATTACATCTGCTGGTATTAGAGGAGCAGAAGCGATGGATGTTTTAAAAATGTCTGCTAAGGCATCTGCATCAGGATTAGGAGAAACAAAAATAGTTGCTGACTTGGTTACTTCTGCAATGAACGCCTATGGTAAGGAAACTCTAAATGCCCAGTTGGCAACTGATATACTTACAGCATCGGTGAGGGAAGGTAAAGCAGAGGCGACGGCTTTGGCGAGTTCAATGGGTATGGTATTACCTATCGCATCTAACATGGGAGTAGCTTTTCATGAAGTAGGTGGAGCAGTAGCAGCTATGACACGTACTGGTACAAGTGCAGCAACGGCATCAATGCAGTTAAGACAAATATTAGCTTCATTATTAAAACCTACTCAACAAGCCGAAGAAGCTCTTTGGAATATGAATACTTCTTCCGCAGCATTACGAAAGACAATAAAACAAGATGGATTATTAGCTGCTTTAATGCAAATTAGAAAACTAACAGCTCAATATGGAGAAACTGTTATGAGTGATGTATTTCCAAACATTAGAGCATTGTCAGGGGCATTGGATATCATGGGGGCTAACTTAGAAGATAACAGAGCAATATTTGCATCATTGGAGAAGGCAGCCGGGTCAGGAGCAAAGGCATTTGCAGCGGCAGCCGAAACATTTGAACATAAATGGAAGGTAGCTACTGCCACAGCGAAAACAGCTTTGACAATATTTGGAAAGACCATAGCCGAAGAGTTAATACCAATATTGGAAGGATTCTCTGAAAGGATTCGGGAAGTAATAATGTGGTGGAATGGATTGAGTGAAGCTCAAAAGGAAAACAAGATAAGAATAGCTGGGTTAATTATGGTAGCAGGTCCATTGTTAAAGATACTTGGATTTTTGGTAGCCAGTGTTTTACCCAAGTTAATTATGATTGGTTTTAAAGCTGTAAAAATGTTTCATGCTTTGAAGTTAGCTGCGATGGCTAATCCGTTTACAGCCCTTGCAGCAGTGTTGACAATAGCTACTGTAGCGTTGGTTACTTTTATTAAAAAATCAAAACGGACAGCAGAGTTATATAAAGGAATGGATCAATGGACTATTAAAGCTACAAAAAGTATAATAGAACAAAAAGTTGCAGTAGATCAATTGTTCAAGGTTGCTCAGAATGAGAATGAAGAATTGGAGAAACGACAGGCAGCTTTAAGGCAATTAAACCGTCTTAGTCCTGAGTATTTTGATAATATCAGTATGGAAACGATTAATACCGAAGCAGCAACCGCTGCTCAGGAAGCATTAGTGAAGTTGGAAAAAGAAGCCTTCAAAGCCCTTGAACAAGGAGAAGCTGCCAGATTAACATTCTTTCAAGAATTGAAAGTAGCAGGGATGTCTGCTTTTCTTGGTTTAGGCCGAGCAGCAATAGTGGGAGCTGACATGGCTACAAAAAACTATCAAGAAACTGAGGCTCAAATTGTAAAAACAAGAAAAGAATTAGAAACATTTATAGCTGGTCTTTTAACAGTACAAGACATAAATGAAGGATTGATTGGAGGAGATGGAGGTGAAGATGGAACAGGAGGCATAGCTCCTATATCATTAGCACCAATGGATTTTGGAATAGATGAACAAAATATGTTGCAAGATTTAGGATTAGCCAAAACATATGCTTATGAAAAGGTAGATATTCTTGCTCGAGCAAATGATGCAATTATTCAGGATATGATAGAAGCTAATGGGATAATTGCAGGAATAGAACAGGAGGAAATGGTGCGGAGACATATATTAGCCCAAAGTACTGAGTGGTATGTTGGTATAGTTACTAATGCTTTTCAAGGAATGAGTAATGTAATTTCAGATGCTTTAAATAGTACAGAAGGATTTTTAGAAAGTTTTGGGGTGTTCTTTGGTAATTTTATTAAAGGAATGATTTTCAAATTAATTGCAGCCACTGTGGCGGCATTGGCGTTAGTAATGGTAATTTCTTTATTACCAGGGTTTGGAGGAGCTGGGGCATTTAAAGCTATAAAAGAAGCTGGAACATTTGGAGAAATGATGAAAGCAGGAATAGGGACATTCATGGCAGAAGGAGGAGCTGTCAGTGGTCCAACTTTAGCAATGGTTGGCGAAGCTTCAAACGTATCAAGAGCGAATCCTGAATTTATTGGGACAGCTGCACAGTTGGGTTTGGATCGGATGGGTGGAGGTAATATTAATCCTAGTACAGTGAAATTCGTTATTGAACAAGATCAGTTAGTCGGAATACTTGAAATGGCAAACAATCGTAAAAATAATTTCTAAATGGCCTATATAGATTTATACACAAGTTCATTTGATGATTTGGGAGGAACCTCCATAGATGTGGTAATTCAGGAGGAGGATCTTTCGGGTTCTTCTACGGCAATAAAGTTGGATGGAAATAAGTCTGTAGAGATTTTTTACAATTTAAAAGACCGGGTATTCAGTACCGGAGCTGTTGTTAATATAGTAAATGATTTTGACGATAAATTTCTGTTTGCTAAAATGATAGCAGAACCGTATGAGACATATAAATTAGTAATAAAAAAAGCTGATGCTATATATTTTGAAGGTTATTTACTTCCTCAAACTTTTTCCCAGAATGTTAGTTATCGTTCTTTTGTAGCGTTGACATTTAGTAATGGATTGACAATGTTAGAAAATTTTACTCCTTCATTTCTTACAACCGGGGTTACTGACTATATAACTGAGATGGATATATTGGAAAATATATTTTCTTATTTGAGTTTGGATTATACAATATACATTAATTCTTCCTTATATGAAGATTCTATGGCTTCAGATGAGGATAATCCATTAGATGCTACGTATTTGAACAGGTTAGCATTTCAAAAGAACAATGGAGATTGGGACAATGCTCTAGAAATTCTTAATAAAATATTGAAAAGTATAAATGCTTATTGTTATATCAGGGATGAACGGATTATGATTGAGCGTTTTGTAGATAAAGCTACTAATCCAAAGGATTTTTGGACCTGGGAGATTGGGAGTAGTTCAGGACAAACAGGAGGAACTGTCCAGGAGGCTTTTACTGAAAAGAATTTAGATACATTAACGTTAAAAACAGATAATATTCAACACCAAGCTGATCCTCCGGTTAAGAAATTAAAATTAAAACTCAATGTACTTACGTTTAATAATATCTTTGCAAATCACTTTGATCGGAATATTGAAAGTGCTGTTGGTTACGTTTTATTTTACTGGACGTGGAATCAATATATAGTAATTAATGACACCAACTTTTCAAATGCTTTTATAACCAGAGGTATAGATATTACAAAACGTGGAGGGGACTCTTGGGGTGATTTTGGTCTTGGACATATAGGTTATCAAGGAATATTTTCTAATCCAAATGATGAAGTGGTGTTTGATTTAAAATTTAAATATTGGGGAGGGATTATTACAGGAAAAGCTTTGGATTTTACATATATAATTTCATTTGTTTCCATACCTGAAGGAGATATTTATTATATTAAAACTGATGGGAGTGTTGCATCTGGAGCAGGAGGCGCATTATTGACCGCTGCTATTGAAAACAATACCGGAGGTAGTAAATATGATTTTAGTATTAATAAAACATTTGATTTAACTGGTTTATTAAATGCAGTGGATTTGGATGGTGATTCTTACGTGAGAATTAGAGTTTATCCACCTAATTATTATGATATTGGAAGTGGAGAAAAAACTCCTATTGATGGTATATATGGCGATTTTTCATTAAATCAAAATAATGTAAGAATTAACAACCTTTTAGAAGCTAATTTGAATAATGAGGCTTTTAAAACAGTTGAAGAAGAACTGGATTTATATGATGCAGGATATGTTAATTATAGGGTTACAAAATTATTGAAAGTAACCAACGGATATGAGTCTACAAATAGTTGGACTGATGATCTTCACTCCAGTAAATCCCTGCAGCAACATTATATCCTTAATCGAGGGAATTTATGGAATGCAAGTAGTCCGATTTTGGTTGTAATAGTTAATGATAGAACTGCTAATAT